GTCGTTCGGCTCAAGCACCAAGTCGTCATAAGAGACAACATCACCATCAGTCTCGCTGTAGTCCATATCGCCACTCTCATAAGCAGCAAGAACATCATGAACTTGCGTCAACGAAAGACCAAGAGACTTCGCAATCTCAGTTTCTTTCATACCATCTTCGCGATACATCGTAATGATATCAATCGCAATGTCTTTGAAATATCCCATTAGAACGGCACTCCTTCAGGCAACGGAATCTGATTCAACTCAGCCTGATACTTGCGATCGCCAGCCACAAGAAGAAGATTGCGTGCTCGCTCAAGTTTCTCGGCGAGGTCATAACAATCTTTCGCGCACAACTGGCTTTCGTATCGAGTGTTCGCGAGAAGATGGTCTGCGCCACTGACAAGATTCGCAGCATCATAGATAATCTGTGCATTAGATGTACGCATTATTCAATCTCCTCAAAAAGAGCAATGTAGACTGCTTCGCGAACTGCGGTATCAGACGCTTCGCTATATTTCTCGATTCGACTGAGATCGATCAGCATCGCCTGAACATTGCTCCAATTCAACTTGGCTTCGCGAGCAAACAATACGATATCACGATGGACTACAGCATTGCCTTCGTCAGAGAACATTTCATAATATGGCTTATTCATTAGGCAACCACCTGAATGCGCGGCTCGATCCACTCATCGTCGAACATGTGCTGACCAGGAAGGGGAGCAACGAAAGTGTCAGACCAGAACCTCTCTTCAACCTTACCCTCCCACACACGCTTGATCTTGTTGGCGCGGAAAGTGCCATCAGAAAGAATGGCAGTCACGAGACCGACATAATAACAATCCGTCGTGCTCGGAAAATCGAGCGACTTCACGACGGAACCAACTTCAACAGTGTTTTCACATTTCATAAGAATATTATAGCACAAGGGGGTGAAATATACAACAGGCGAAACTCTTGCAAAATCAATAACTTACGCACACCTCTTGGAAGATGCGTTTTGCGTCCTCGAAAGAACACTGCAATTTCAGGCTCTTTTTTGCTCTTCGGTCTTCAATTTCGTACATGTAATTCCCTGTGTGCCAGAGAACCTGACGATTGCCGAACTTGTCGTTTCTGGCTTCGATGAAGTGATAATGTTTCATACAACAATTATCGTATAAAACACAGGAATCTACAACAGAAAAATCTCTTGTAAAATCAACAACTTACGAGACCCCGTAAAACCGAAGGAGGAGGCGCGAGAGCGGTCCTAGAATGGGGGTTCCCCTAGTTCTGGGGGCAGGTCGAAATAGCGTATTCGGACTCCTGCTTCACGCAGCATGGTTTCGGCGTGGTCGATCGAGTAATGCTTTCCAGCACCGACTCCTTTCCATGGACGATTCGGACCAATGACTTCCTTGATTCCTGCTTGGATCAATGCGCGTGTGCAATCAGCGCATGGCTTTGGTTCCCAGTTTAGATATGCGCGTGAGTTGTTGAGTGAAACACCAACGCGAGCAGCATTGAAGATTGCGTTTCTTTCTGCGTGTTCAACCCAGTGATACTTTTCTGGACGCTTCCAACGATCTTTCCAATCTTCTTCGATTCCGCGAGGAAAGCCATTAAAACCCATCGACAACACAACATTATCATCATTGACGATGATGCAGCCGACTTTTGTCGATGGGTCCTTGCTCTTCTGAGCGATCAGAGTAGCCTGTAAGATAAACAATTCATCCCACGATAGTTCATCACGAATCATAATATAATCTCACTGTTTACTTAATTTCAATCTTACGAGGTTTCTGTTCTTCAGGGACGACATTTTCTAATTGAATAGAAAGAATGCCATCAGCAAGGTTAGCATCACGAACCACTACTGTGTCTGACAAAACAAACTGACGAGAGAATTTGCGACCCGCAATACCTTTTACAAGATATTCGCGAGTGTCTTCGTCTACTTTTTTGCCTGTGACTTTGAGAGAATTTCTCTCTGTAGTGACTTCAATCTCATTTTGTCTATAACCAGCAACTGCCAATTCCAGAATAAAGTTGTAGTCATCTTTCTTGATGACATTCACTGGTGGAAATGCAGTTTGAGTTGCTGTGAGAAGATGAGAAGCATTATCGAGAGCAGCGAACGCATTTTCAAACCCAAGAGCAGTTGGAAGAAGACGATCGAGTCCGTAATGTGATGCGAGTGTAGTGATATTAGTCATTTTGTAACTCCTTATTAAGCAAGTTTATAGTTATGGACCCCAAATGGGCATCCACTTCTATTTATATCAAGCAACACCAGTAGAACCAAATCCACCAGATCTTTCAGAATGTTTTTCTGGGCGTGTGTTACAAACAGCAATGTGGAATGGTTCGTTGCAGACAATCTCACCTTGAGCAATGCGATCGCCTTTGCGAATTGTTTGATGCATCTTGGAGATGTTTGTCAAAAGAATAAACACTTCTTCTTGATAATCAACATCAACAATCCCTTCGCAATTTGCTAGGATCAATCCTTTCTTGAGCGAAAGTCCAGAGCGAGGATGCAAACGAATGCTGTGATTCTGTAATGGTAGTTCTGTACGAGAAATGTCAGCGTATGTTTCGATGGTCTTGCGATGATCAATCTTCATGATCAAGCCTGTTGGAATCAACAGACGATCTCCTGGATTGATCGAAACTTCACCAAAAGAATTTACTTCGCGCTCAACTGGTGAATTGAATGAATCGTATCCAGTCACAACATTATTTGTTGGCTGGAAGGATAAATCGAAGCAATTGGCTAAAGAAGTTCCGTATGTTGGTAATACTAAATCATCATGAAGTCTATACACACTCAAATAAATCATACAGGATCCTTTTTCTTTTTCCCGATTGTATACTTGGAAACCAATTGCCATTCGTTCTTATTTTTGAACGGAAGAATCTTGATTTGGCTCAATGGCGCAACATTGTCTTTTGTTTTGTCTGCATCAACAAGTTTCACAAGACCCCATTCTGCCATTAGATTTGCGATGGTGTTTCGTCTTTGAATGTCATTGTCTGACATATTGCTTGGCTTACCGTCCAACTCAAAGAGTTCTTTGAAGTGTACGATATAATACTTTCCTTGTTTATGCAGGATATGGCAAGACTGGTAAAGAATGTTATCATTCTTTGCAGCGACTCCAATGCGTGTAAGAGTTTCGCGAACCTTGAGGAAGTCGTCTTGCTTTTCTAATGTGACTTCTACTAATTTTTCGACCATGATCAATCACCCTTATATAACTGTTTTTTCATCGCGGTGATTTGGTCGTCAGAGAGAATCTTTAATGCTTCCTCAGCCTTCGCGTCGGAGTAACCATAGTATTCCTTGACAACACTCAAATCACTACTTTGAGCCTTTTTATGCCACTTTGAATATGGACGCTTTTGGGCTCTTATTATATTTAGGAGAAAGTCATATTTGAGTTTGTTATCGAGATTCGTAAATCGATTCATCTCGTTCGCCCAGAGAACGGTGTCTCTATGAAACGAAAGTGCACGATTGACCATGAATGATGAATATGACTTTTCATCCTGTTCTGTCAGGAGAGCATATTCTTTCGTCTGTAGAATAGACGGAATGATTTCTTTAAAGAGGTCAGCCATTGAACTTACACTCAACCATCATTTCAGTGAGACATGCGGTGAGGTTCAGTTCCTGGTCGGCGACAAATGCTGCTTGGTATTGATACTTTGCGAGAATCAAAACTGCATTTGGAATCGTAGACTTATCCATCACATCATATAAACTATCATAGATCTTACGATAGATTTTTGCAGGATCATCACCACCAAAGTCAGCAACCCATTTACGCATTGCTCCGAAGTTTTGATCTTTGAGTGCTGTAATCAAATCATTCAATGATATATCAGCAATGCTTGAAAGAATGCCAGCGTCAATCTTACCACTGACAGAATATCGCTGCAGTTCATTTAGAATGCGGCGATAATCTGGGAAATGCTTTTTGACAACTTCAGCAAGGACTGCTTTATCAAACGGAATCTTTTCTGCATTCAAGATTTCCGTTGCACGCTTCATGAACGCCATCGCCATCTTGGGTTTATCTTCTTTACGAAGTTTAAACTCAATTACAGCGCAACGAGAATGCAGTGGTTCAATAATGCGATTCTTATAATTACAAGTCATGATGAAAGTGCAATTATGAGCAAACTCTTCCATTGCAGCACGCATGGCTGGCTGAGTTGAGTTTGGATTCAGATAATCTGCTTCATCGATAATGATGACTTTCTTGCCACCGCCAAGAGACATTGAACTTGCGTAGTTCTTGATTTTGACTCGGAAGGTATCAATGCCTGACTCATCCGAACCATTGATCATCAAATAGTCACAACCAATTTCATCACACAACGCACGCGCAACCGTAGTCTTACCAGTGCCTGGTCCACCGCAGAGAAGGAGATGGGGAATCTCCTTGCGATCTACATACGACTGAAAAGTGGACTTGTATTCATCAGGAAGAATACAATCGGCAATAGTATGAGGA